TGCTTGCGGCGTGTACTCCACAGTTTTGACCGAGGCGGCTATCCGCTTTCAGTCAGAGACAATCATTGAGACATTTCCGGCTCAAGGTCCTGTTAAGACTGAAATCATTGGCGCAATCGACAAGCTAAAAGAAGAAGCTGCTGAGCGAGTTCGTGATGACATGAACTACAAGCTCACAGAGGAAATGCCGGAGTATCGCCCTGAGCATGAGCGTTTGTTGTTCAACTTGGGTCTTGCTGGCTCTGCGTTCAAGAAGGTCTACTTTGACCCAAGCCTTGGCCGTCAAGCCGCTGTATTCATCCCGGCTGAAGACATCATCATTCCTTATGGGGCTTCAAATGCGCGTACTGCTGAGCGTGTTACGCACAACATGCGCAAGACAAAGAACGATATTCGCAAGCTTCAGGTTGCTGGTTTTTATCGTGACATTGATCTGGGCGAGCCGGTTACTTTCCACAGTGACATTGAAAAGAAAAAAGCGGAAGACCAAGGCTATACGCTGAGTGATGATGAGCGTTACCAGTTGTATGAAGTCTGTGTTGACTATGACTTGCCAGGCTTTGAAGATGATGATGGTATTGCGTTGCCGTATGTCATCACGATTGACCGATCAACTCAAAACGTCTTGGCTATTCGCCGTAACTGGAAAGAAGACGACAAGCTCAAGATCAAGCGTCAACACTTTGTTCACTATCAATACATCCCAGGCTATGGCTCCTACGGTTTTGGTTTATTTCACCTTATTGGCGGCTATGCTAAATCAGCCACCTCCATCATGCGTCAGCTTGTCGACGCTGGAACACTCTCAAACCTGCCGGGCGGATTAAAGTCACGTGGTTTGCGTATCAAGGGCGATGACACACCAATCGCACCGGGTGAGTTCCGTGACGTAGACGTTGGTTCTGGATCAATCCGCGACAACATCCTGCCGTTGCCTTACAAAGAGCCTTCGATGGTTCTGTCTGGCTTGATGGATAAGATCATTGATGAAGCGCGTCGCTTTGCGGCTACTTCGGATATGAAGATTAGCGACATGTCTAATCAGGCGCCAGTCGGTACAACGCTAGCGATCCTTGAGAGAAGTCTGAAAGTAATGTCGGCTGTTCAAGCCCGTGTTCATTTCGCTCTCAAGCAGGAGTTGCAGCTTATCGCTGGTTTGATCCGTGATTACACAGACCCTGACTACACTTACGAGCCAGAAGAAGGCCGTGCAAGTGCCAAGAAAGGCGATTACAGCCTAGTTGAAGTAATCCCAGTCAGCGATCCTAATGCTGCCACCCTGTCACAGCGCGTTGTACAGTACCAAGCTGTTATCCAGATGGCGCAGATGTCACCACAGATCTATGACCTGCCATTCTTACACCGTCAGATGCTAGAAGTCTTGGGCATCAAGCACGCTAACAAGCTCGTGCCGATGGAAGATGACCAGAAGCCGACCGATCCAGTTTCAGAGAACCAGAACGCACTGCGTGGCAAACCACTCAAGGCGTTTCAGCCTCAAGATCACGAAGCGCACATCAAGGTCCACACTTCCGCTATGCAAGATCCGATCGTTATGCAGCTCATTGGGCAAAACCCACAGGCGCAGGCAATCATGGGTGCTATGCAGGCTCACATTGCTGAGCACGTTGGCTTTGCTTATCGTCAGAAGATCGAATTGGCTTTGGGCGTTGCTCTGCCAGATCCAGAAGACGAAATGCCGCCAGAGATGGAGCGCGAGATCAGCCGCCTCATGGCAGAAGCTGCAGTTCAAGTATTAACCGAGTCCAAAGCAATGCAGGCGCAGCAACAAGCCCAGCAAAACCAGCAAGATCCGGTTCTACAGATGCAGATGCAGGAATTACAGCTCAAGGCCAAGGAAGTCGACATCAAGGAGCGCAAGCTCATGGCAGATGCGGCAGCCAAAGCAGACGATATTCGCCTAAAAGAGATGGAAATCAACTCCAGAGAAGAGATTGCAGGCATGAACGCACAGATCAAAGTCGCCCAAGAAGACAAAGGTCGTGCAGCAAAAGAGAAGGAATTTGCGGTTTCAACGGGTATAGACATGGCTCACAAGCGTGCTTTACTCAACAAAGCAGATAAAAAACCAAAAGGAGAGTAATAAATGGATGTATCAACAATGAATGTTTTACATGTACTGCGCGATAAGTTGCGCGCAGATATGAATAATTACACTGACGATTTGGCAAATGGTCAGTGCTCGAGCTTTGAGCAGTACAAAGAGCTCTGCGGGGTGATTCGAGGTCTAGCCTTTGCAGAGCGCCACTTAATTGACCTCGCTGAAAACATAGAGAAAGATAACGATGAGTGAAACCATCGCATTACCAGAATCAGGTTTGATTCTGCCCCCAGGAATGCAAGTTCCGAAAGTAGACCATGACTTTGAAACAGCAGAACAAAAGGCCCAGTCTTTGCCTGACCCAAAAGGTTGGCGACTCCTGTGTGCCCTAGTCGAAGCTGGTGATACGTACGCAAGCGGCCTTGCAAAAGCCGACGCAGTGATTAAGACCGAGGAAATCACTTCCCCAGTCCTTTTCGTTGTGAAAATGGGTCCTGATTGCTACAACGACGCTGAGAAGTTCCCAGAAGGCGCTTGGTGTCAGCAGGGCGACTTTGTTATTACACGTCCTTATTCCGGGACGCGCATCATGATTCACGGAAAAGAGTTTCGCTTGATCAATGACGATCAGGTTGAGGCAACAGTCGAAGACCCACGTGGTATTACACGCGTTTAACTAGGAGAAACACATGCCAGATGATGATGAGTTTAAATTTCCTCACGAAATAGAAGAAAATAATTCGTCGGAAGATTTTGACATTGATATTGAAGCCGAAGGCGACGTATCGATTGAGATTGAAGACGACACCCCAGAACGTGATCGCAGAGCTAAGCCACTTGACCATGAAGTTGAAGATCCTTCGGAAGAAGAAATCGAAAACTACACTCAAGGTGCTCAGCAACGCATCAAGCAGTTAACCCACGCAAGGCACGACGAAAGACGTGCTAAAGAAGCTGCACAGCGTGAAAAACAGGAGCTTGAGAGACTCGCCACGCAGTTTATGGAAGAGAACAAGCGTCTTAAAGAGTACGTGAAGAGTGGTGAAGCTACCTATGCAGAAACCTTGACAGCCAAGGCCGAAGCAGAGATGGAAATGGCACGTCGCAGATACAAAGAAGCACAAGAGTCTTACGACTCAGATGCGATGTTGCAAGCGCAAGAAAATTTAACAGATGCCAAGATGAAGTTGGAAGCTGCAAAAAATTTCAAGCCAACCCCTTTACAAACTCAGGAAGATGTTGTACAAACGTATCAACAGGCCCCCGAAGCGCCTAAACTTGATGAAAGAACCTTGCGCTGGCAAGCCAAAAACCAGTGGTTTGGATCTCCGGGGTACGAAGAAATGACGGCCTTTGCACTAGGGCTGCACCAAAAACTAGTTGCTACCGGGGTTGATCCTCGCTCTGATGATTACTTCGCTCGTGTAGATGGGCGCTTAAAACAGGTGTTTCCAGAAGTACTTGGAGAGTCTGACTCAGCTCCTAGAAAAGCTGACCAAGCTAAGAAACCTGCAACGGTAGTGGCATCCTCTTCTCGCTCCACTGGAGCTAAGAAAGTAATAAAACTGACTACAACCCAAGCTCGCTTGGCGGAAAAGTATGGTTTATCCCACAAACAGTATGCACAGGAAGTTCTTAAATTGGAGACTCAAAATGGCTAATAACCGCACACCACGGGATCTAGAAACCCGCGAACAAACTAAACCTCGTTACGTTTACAAACCAGCGAGCTCTTTACCAGACCCAACACCCGACCCAGACTACGAGTTTTACTGGGTAGCAACCGCGATTGCCGGACAAGACAATGCCACAAACATGTCTCAAAAGCGCCGCGACGGATGGGCGCCAGTAAAGGCAGTTGACCACCCGGAACCCCTGGTATCTGTATATAAGGAGAGAGACGTTGATATTGGTGGCCTTCTTTTATGCAAGAGGCCTAAGGAAATGGCTTAAGCTCGCAGAACATACAGAGATAACA